CCGTAGCCGGGGTCGAACTGACCTTTCGGCGCGGAATACGAAGTGTTGGGCTTCCAGAAGTCCGGGCGGTGGTCTGGGCTGGAGGAGTGGTCAGTCTTCGGCATGTTCGAGTGGGTCCGTAGGGGTGAGTTGTTCGTTGAGGCGATAGTCGAGGTGGAGCAGCGCGTAGCGGGTGACGCGCGACATGGGAAAGCCACGCTCCCAGTTGGCGACGGTGACGCGCGTGACGTCCAGGAGCTGCGCGAGGGCAGCCTGGGAGAGTCCGTAGTGTGAGCGCAGCGCGCGCACGATGTCGCGCGCGTCCGTAGAGTTGGTGCCGGTCACAGGTAGGGGCCTTTGTCGCCGGGCAACGTGACGGCGCGGCCCGTGACATCTTTTGCGTGGCCATCGGCGTTCCAATTGCGCAGGCCAGCGTTTTGGCTGGCAGCATGCCAGCCGCACGTACAACTCGCGATGTACCACGCGTCGGGGAAGATGTCCGGATCGTTTGTGTCCAGCCACGTGCGGATGGAGTGCTCAGCGTTGAGGACCCACGACTGTGCGTTGCGGGGTGGATGGGTAGGATCGCTCATTCGGTACTCGTCCTCCGCACACTGAGCGCAGCGTGCCGGATCATGGGGTGGCTGGACGCGCTTCCAGCCACCGCGTCCGTAGCGCATCGGCGCGCCGTCGGCGGCCAGACCGTCGATGGCGTAGGACCACTGGCCGACTGGTGTCATGTAGTGACGGCCGGCGAGCGACATGACGGCGGCCAGCGTAGGACCGCTGCCGATGATGCGGTTGGAATCGCGCCGGCGCGCGGTCCACGTGTTGCCAGTCTTGACGAATTCGTATTCGCCGTCGTCCGTCGTCCAGTGGCCGGGTGCGTCGGGGTAGGTGTTGGCTCGGGTGTACATGTGAGATAGGTCCTCAGTTCTGGAAAGTGAATGGGCGAACGAACAATTGGTCAGTGCTTCCGATAGCTGATCGGAACGGTAGGCGCGTCCCAGCACATGCGACAGTCGCCGCACGCGTTGTTCTGAAGTGGCGCAGGGCAGGTGAAACCTTCGTCGCACGCCGTAGAACCGGCTGCGAAACCCGGGACCACGGGCGCAGGATCGCCGAAGTTGTCGGCCGAGGGCCGTAGCGTGACGTTGGGCAGGATGCTCAGCATGTTGAGAGCTTCGGCCCAGATGTCGGCCATGGCGCTGCCCGTAGCCAACAGCGCGCGATGCGAGCGCGTGGGAATCCAGAATTTCGTGTCGGGCAGCTGACGGCAGATGTCGGCCCAGCAACGCGCGTAGATGGGTGAGAACATGTCGCCGGAATCGTGCACGCGAAAGTAGGGCATGCCCCGAATGGCGGCGACCATCGTAGCGACGAACAGAGCTCGACCCTCCTCGGTGCGCATGCACTCGCGGGCCCAGTCGAAGCGCGTGTGTTGCGCGCGTTTGACATTGGGGTAAGTGGTGTACAGGCCTTTGTCGGCGTAGCAGAACTCGCAGATAGCGCCCGGCGTATGGACTGAAAAAGGGCACGTCTTACGCGCCGGTAGCGACCATGACTTGGATGGCATTTTGGATGTGCTGGTCAGCAGCAGTGTGGCGGTATTGGGCACAAATTTGGGACGGCGGGATACAGTGGCGGTAGCCATGGCGTGAGATAGGTCCTCGCGTTCTGGTCAGACCCGCTGCAGCGTTGGCGCGCCACAGCGGGTCGTTTCGTTTGGTAGCCAGTACTATGCAGCATGCCCAGTAAGCTGTCAATTAATTTGACATTGAGCGCAGGTTGAGACACGGCGAGCCGGCCCTCCGCGCGTGCGCGCGTCCTTAAGGCATCGATGGCTGAGCAGCAGCGTTTAGTTCTAAACGAAAGCCAAAACCCCTCGGTTAACGCGACGCGTCTGTTGTCTGCAGTTTCGGTGGCCAAAGCTACGCGTCGCTCTAGCCAGCTACGTGTCAGACACGTGGTCTAGACGTGGTTTGGCGGTGTGTTGTACGCTGGGCGCGTTCGCTGCGCTGCGCTGGACGTCAACGGGAGACGTCTGGACGAGAGTGGTGTAGGCGAGATCAGACCGGGGTCCTCTTCCTGGACGCGGGACTCCGCCGAGTCGCGTATCACACGCTGTACTCAGGTACGGGGTGTACGTGGAACGCGAGACGCTCTGGAAGCGGGGAAGCTATGCGCGGAGGACGAGGCCGGGCGCGACCGAGACGCTGAGGGCGGCTTCAGTTCCTGGTGGCCCGATCGAGGCGCAGGTGATCGGCGATGGCGCCGACGGTAGCGGCGAGCTCGTCGTCGGACAACGCCTGGGGTCCGAGCTGGAGGACGTCGAAGCCGTGGTCGAGCAGGACGAGCATGACGACGCCGCGGGCGTGGCGGGTGTCGACGTCGCGGGCGACGAGCCAGTCGAACAGGTGGCGACTGAAGCGGGCGTTGTCATCGCTGGTCTCGGACCACGAATCGTAGTGCATGGTCAGATGCCCTGGTACGTCATGGCGGTTCAGTCCCTGGACAGAAACACGATCAAGGCTAACAGGCCCATGATCGAAAAGCCGGCCCACACGAGCACCACCGACGCGGGTTCGAGCATCCCTCCAGTGTACTCCGTGTGCCTAGAGTCTGCCATCCTTTCGCGCATACGGCCTAGTCGCGGCGAGTGTCTTGCGGGGTAAGGGATAATGGTCGCACCGTGACGACCGCGACCGAGGTCCTGGACGACGATGCTCGGCCGCGGCGTGGCGGGCGGCGCTACACCGACTCGGTGCGGCAGCGCGCCATCGCGCTGCTGCTGACGGGCAACTCGACGCAGCAGGTCGCCGAGCAGTTGCGCGTGCCGCATTCGACGATCAAGACGTGGTGGCGCGAGTACGGGCCGCAAGAGCCGCGCGCGCTCGCCCAGCGCGAACGGATGGGACAGGCAGTCTATGACACGGTCCACGCGACGCTCGAGGCGCTATCTGCTCGAGCCCGGCTTACTGCAGACGAAGACTGGATACGCGAGCAATCCGCGGCCGCCCTCGCGCATCTGGATGCAGTCCATTGGGACCGGGTTATTCGACTCCTCAGCGCTCTCCGACCGGCCGAGCCAGAAGTCGAAGACGAGCACGATCTGGAGACCCGATCCGCGGGCTAAGCCGCCTCTACCTTTAATACACTTCGTGCAGCAGGCCTGGCCGCTGCTCGAGCCGTCGGTCCCCTTTCAGGTCGGCTGGCACCTCGACCTGCTGTGCGCCCACCTCGAGGCGTGCAGCCTGGGGCAGTTGACGGATCTGCTGATCAACGTGCCGCCGGGTACCACCAAGAGTCTGTGCACCAGCGTCTTCTGGCCGGCCTGGGCGTGGACCTGGCAGCCGTGGACCAGGTGGCTGACTGGCGGCTACGACGCGCGGCTGGCGATCAGGGACGCGCTCAGGACGCGGCGCCTGATGCAGAGCGAGTGGTACCAGGCCCAGTGGGGCGAGGCGTGGTCGTTCTCGGGCGACCAGAACGTCAAGAGCTACTACTCCAACAACCGCACCGGCTGGCGCCTGGCGACGAGCATGGCCGGCGGTGTGACCGGCGAGCACGCCCACTACGTGGTCGTCGACGATCCGCACAACGTCCACGAGGCCGAAAGTGACGCCGAACGCGACAGCGTGCTGCAGATCTGGCGCGAGGTGTACCCCTCCCGCCGACTGCCGGGCGGCGTCAGGGTGGTCGTCGGCCAGCGCGTGCACGAGGAGGACCTGACCGCCGATTGGCTCGAACGCGAGGGCGCGCGCATCCACCACATCGAACTGCCCATGGAGTACGACCCGCTGCACGCGCGGCCCAGCCAGCTCGAGGCGTGCGCGTTGGATCAGCACCTGCACGACCGCCGCGCCGAGGCGGCCGCCAACATCGACCCCATCCTGCTCAGCCCGCAACGTTTTTCGAAGGACACCGTCGAACAGTTAAAGGTAGACCTGGGTCCGTACGCCTACAGTGCGCAGTACGACCAGCGGCCCAGTCCGCGGGCCGGCATGCTGCTCAATCCGGCGTGGTTCCTGGATCGGCCGCAACATCTTGACCTGAACCAGATGGACGTCATCTGCGCCTTCGACCTGAACTACTCGGACAAGGACGCCAGCGACTGGACGGTGGGCGTCACTGCGGCCGTCGAACGCGACGGCCGTTTTCCGGTCATGCACCTCCTTGACGTGTACGCCGCGCACCTCGCCGAATTGCGCCACGAGGTCGAGCTCTCTACCTATTTAAAGGAATGGCGGCCGATGCTGGTCGGCATCGAGCGGCGCGCCTTCGAAAAGCAGGGCGCCACCCAGGACCTGCTCAGGGCGCTACAGGCCAGAGTCGACTGGTCGCCGTGCCACATGGAGCCGGTCGAGGCCGACACGGACAAGTTGTCCAGGGCGCTGATCATCGCCGGGCGGGCCAAGGCCGGGCTGATCAGCGTCGATCGGAGTGCGCCGTGGTGGCACGCGCTGAGCGTCGAGCTGAGCCGCTTCCCCAGGTCGGCGCACGACGACCGCGTCGACGCGCTGGCGTACTGCGTGCGCCTGGCCGTCGAGCGACTGCAGAAAACGCGCGCCTTTCTGACCTTGCTGAGCAACCCCGTGCCGTTCAGGGTCGTCGGCAGGACCAGCGGCGGGCTGCGTCAGATGCCGGGCGGCAACCCGCTGCAGTTGCTGGGTTGACGCCGAAGCGTATTCTTACGTCAATCTGGCGTGCTAGGTTGTGGACATGGCACAAGCACCGAGTAGTAGTAGCTCAACGTCCAGGACAGCAACCCCCAGCCTCAGTCCGGAAGCCCAGGACATCGTCGACCAGCTGGAGACCAGCGCGCGCGTGTTCGTCTCCAAGGCGGACCTCGCCGAGGACGACGAGGAGGACCTGAAGCAAGCCGGCTACGGCGTCGACGAGGACGTCGTGCGCGAGGGCTTCTTCGTGCGCCGACTCAGCGACACCGAAAAGGCCGACGCCGAGTTCGCCAAAGCGCAGGCCGCCGCTGCTGCTCAGCCCGCCTCGTCGGCGACCACCAGCAGCACGAGCAGCACGACCTCGACGAGCAGCAGCGCGTGAGTTGTCCGATGGACAACTCCGAGTTGACCTTTTTGACCGTTTTCGCCTGACATGCTGGGTCCGGAGGACGTCCCGAGCCCCTCCCAACTGGCTACACGCTGGTGGTCGTCATATAACGAATGGCAAACTACGCGCCATAGAGTGCGCGATGTGCGCGATTGGTTAGCCCAACGCTTCGACCCGATTGTTCCTGAAGAGTTTGCGCTGGCTGCTGGTAATTTAGCGGTCAAACTGCCGCATTCGCAGACCATTCCGCTGCACGCGGTGCAGATGCTGGCCTCCAAACGCCCGCGTCTGCGCCGCGATCCGATGGGCCGCTCGATTCGAGCCAGAACCAACGCCTCGTCTCTGGAGGTGTGGGCCAACGCGTGTCTCGACGCGGTCGAGCAGCAGAACGGCAAGTTCTGGCGACCGCTCATGGACATGCTCTTCAATCAAGGCGGCGCCGCCGTGCTGTGTTTTCCTAGAGCCGCGGCGTGGGAAAACCTGCCTACCTTCGTCGACGACGAGGGCGAGGTGCTCGAGCTGTGGGAAGGCGACGACCTGCAGGATCAGCGCAAGACGTACGACGACTTCAGCCTCGACTGGCGCGCGCGCGCGGTGCCCATCGGCGTCAGGGTTATCGGCATCGACCAGTGCCTGCCCATCCTCGGCCCCGGGCATCGCCTCGACGGGCTCATCGTGCGCGGTCAGTACGCCCAGGAGGACCTGCAGGCGCGCGGCTACCGCTGGCGTTTTGGGGACACCGGTCACGTCGGACCTGGCTACGACCCGGACTACCTGTCTCAGACCAGAGGCACGTATCCCAAATTCACGCTGTACGAGCTGTGGCGGCCGGGCAGCGTCGTCTACTACATCGGCCAGGGCATCACCGCGCCGGCCAGCGACGGCTCCAACATCACCCTCGCCGAACGCGTGAATGCCAGCGGCGAGTCGACGCTAGCGGCCATCGACCTGGCCAGCGACTTCGGCATCTCACGCATGTGCGGCACGTGGATCTGGGGCTGCAATTTCGCCAGCGAGACGGACCCCGACCGCCGCGCGGTGCCGTTCCTGTGGCCGTTCCTGTCAGTCCTGCAGGGCATGAACAACCTGGCCACCGCCAAACTGGCGCACACCTGGCAGATGGGTTTCGGGGGTTGGTTCATTCAGGCCAACGCCGACGTGGATCCCACCCTCACGATGGAAGACGGCAAGCCGCGCGAGGTGGAGATCCACCCCATGAAGGCGCAGTACGTCGCCGGCGCGCCCAGCCCGGCCGTCCACCCGGGCACCTCGCGCGACGTGGACGAGCTGATGACGATGATGATGGGCACCGTGCGCGAGGAGGCGCCCAGTTCCGCCGCTGGCGGCGGACCGGGCGCGACGAGCGGCCACGACCGCGCGCTGATCAGAAATATGCTGCAGGACGCCTACGACGACGTGCTCAATGGCGGCCTCGAGGCATTCTCGTTCTGCGGCAGCCTGGCCACCGAGATCGCCGACAAGATCGTGCAGCTGTACGGCGTGAGCGTGCCGGTGTATGCCGCGGTGCAGCCCAAGGGCATGTCCAACCAGGTCAGGGTCGCCCAGGAGCTGACCAAGAACATGGCCCAGGGCGTGTACGACTTCCGCGCCGAGTACCCGCCCGAGCAGGGTGAGAACCTGCCCTACGCCCAGATGCTGATGCAGTGGAGCATCGAGGGCAGGATCCCACTCCGCCAGGCGCTCGAGCAGGGCCTCGGCGACGAGCAGCCGGACCAGACCATGATCGAGATCCTGGTCGAACGGCTGCTGTTTCAGACACCCCAGGGTCAGCAGTATCTGTTCAACATGGTCAGCAAGGAGCTCGGCGACCAGCAGATGCAGCAGTTGTTCCAGCAGGTGCAGGGCGGTCAGGCCATGCCGGACGGCACGCCCATGGCCGCGCTGCCCAACGGTGGCCAGGGCCGGCCGCAACTGCAGGGCGTCAACACGCCCAACCCGGTCAATAGCGCCATCGGCGGCATGCTGCAGGGCGCGCTGCAGTCGAACACCATGCGCCGCGACGTGATGGCCGGCCAGCAGGCTGGCGCCATCGTCGGCGGGCCGCCCGGCGCACCCCCAGTTGGCGCGCCGGCCTGAAAAGCGTAGTGTTACGTCAAGTCAAGCCCACCACAGAGGAGAGCACTGATGGCCAACGGCAACGCGGGGACCAGTAATCCGAATCCCAACGCCAAGACGCAGCCGGCCGACTCCAGCCTGGCCGTGCAGTTCAACGGCAACGTCTTTCCGGGCGACAACAACCCGCCCGTGTTCAACGCGTCGCCGGCGACCAAGAAGTCGTACCCGATCAAGAATCCCTAGCCATGGCCGCGCCGAAGAACGGCAAGGGCACGAAGTGGACCGAGGCGAAAGACAAAGCCTGGGATAAGGCCCACAAAGTCGCCGAAGGCTCAGCTCGCGACAACGCGCTCGACAAGAAGCGCGGCGTGCCGATCCGAAAGGGCAAATGACGTGGCCGGTAAGAACTGGATCGCGGGCGCGATCTCCAAACCGGGCGCGTTGCGCAAGAGCCTCGGCGTCACCGGCGACAAGCCCATCCCTGCAGGGAAGCTCAACGCCGCGGCCAACAAGGGCGGCAAGCTCGGTCAGCGCGCCCGATTAGCCAAAACGCTCAAGAAACTGGGGTAAGAGAAAAGACATGCCTCGAGTTCCACGTGTAACCATCGGCATCGCCCGACCCCTGGCCGTCTCGGGCGTGCGCACCACGCCGCGCGTGCCACGACTGCCGACCAGCACACGCACGCGCGTCGGCGGCGCCGGCGGCGTCGTTGGCGCCGGCGGAAAACCACCGAGCACCAGCAAACGTGGCGGCGGTAATGGAAAGAAGTCATGAAGAAGGACTCGACCTCGCATCTCAAGGGCACGCAGTGCCCGCTGCCGCTGCAGTCGCCGCCCAAGTTTGGTGTGCCGCAGCCACTCGCCTACCAGGACCTCGGCGATCAGCCGCCGCCCAAGACCGCGAAGTGAACGACGACCAGTTGCATATCTTCCTGGTCTTCAGCACGCTGGTCGCGCTGATCCTGCTCATCGCGCTGCGTTCGGGCTGAGTCTGAAAAGATGCCGCTCAACAGGTCCGGCAGCAAGGCCAGCGTGGGCCAGAACATCAAGACCGAAATGCAGGCCGGCAAGCCAAAACGCCAGGCCATCGCTATCGCCCTCGACGTGCAGCGGCGCGCAAAAAAGACATCTCCTTTAAAAGGTAAGCGCGCATAGATGCCCGGCAACGGTCCGCAGAACATGCTCGAGGACGTGACGAAGACGTTCGCGGGCAGGGTCCAGGACTACGCCAGAGGCATGGCCCAGCACCTCGGCGGGCCACTTTCGGGCCGTGAACTGAGTCAGGACGAGGCCGTGCAGCGCTGGAACTACACGCCGCTCGGCAATCCTCAGCTCGCCGACCAGCACTACTACGACCTGCTGCAGCAGGGCCTGCAGCCCGGCCAGGCGCTCGACCAGGTGTATCCGCTCAGAAAACAACTGATGCAGGGCCCGGACATCGAGTCGATCATCGGCAAGGCCAAGCAGCTCGCCGACTGGTCGGCACAGGCCACCGGCCAGGCACAGCCGCCGCCGTACACCCAGAACACGCTGCCACTGTTGCACCTGCAGCAGCAACCGCCACCCATGCCGCCCCAGCCGCCGCCGATGTCCATGCCCGGTGGTCTCCCAACTCCCTCGCCGGGCATGCCACCACCTCCTCCTGGCCCGATGCCGCCGATGGGTGGTCCGCCCGTCGCTCCGCCCGCGGCGGCACCGGGCATGATGCCGCCGGGTCCGCCACCCTTGCCGCCGCCAGCGACCACCGCGCCGCCCAATGCTGAAGGACCCCTGGGTGGCGGCATGCTGCCGCCGGCCCAGGGCCCCACCGGCAACCTGCAGGCCTGATCGATGCACCCACCTGTTCCCAATCCGATACCGGGCTTCGACTATCCACAGCCGAATGCTGCCCCAGCACCGGCCGCGCCGGCTCCAGCGCCCGCGGCTGCACCCGCGCAGCAGCCGGATGTGGGCGGACCGGTGCAGGGCCCGCCGTCGCCAGGGCCGACCAGGCCGGCCAACCCCGGCGACATCCAGCTGCAGGACAAGAACTATCAGGCCGCCGTCCAGACCGCGCGCAACGAGCTCGACAATGCGCGCCAGTCGGTGCTCGACATCCAGACCAACATCGACAGGACCCGGGGTCAGATCGAAAGCACGCCTGGCGGCCTGAACACGCCCGCCGGTCAGCAACTGCAGCAGACGCTGAATACGCTGTACACCCAGCAGGCCAACGCCAACGTGCGCGTGGCGACCGCCGCCGAGTCGTTCGCCACAATCGCCACCAAGGCCATCGACTCCGAAAAGCTGACCGACGTCACCGCCGACAAGGCGCGCGCCGACGCCGACGCGGCCAAGGCGCAGGCCGACCATTCGCGCGCGCTCGCCGACCAGATCACCAAAGGCTCGCCAGCCCAGATCGCGCTGGCCTCCAATCAGGCCGCGCAGGCGGCGGCCGCGGGTCGCCTGGACGACGCCCAGGCCGGACGCATCGCCACGCTGGCGCCGGCCGAGTTGAACAACCTGCAGGCCCAGAACGGTCAACTCAAGGCGCAGACCAGCGCGCTGCAGGCGCAGGCCGACAAGGACAAGCAGGCCGGACGACTGACGAGCGCGCAGGCCGACATCGAAGAAGCCAAAGCCCGGTTTGGCGACCGCGCCGCGCAGGCCGCGACGGAGAGCCTCGAGGCCCAGGCGGCCGTCGACAAGAACAAGGTCCAGGGTCTGCCGACCGCCGAGCAGCAGCAGGCCATCAATCAGATCGCCGTGCAGCAGGCGCAGGCCGGCGTCGGATTGACGACGGCGCAGGCCAAAGCTCAGGAAGCTTCGGCCGCGGCCGCACAAGCGGGGGTTGAGCAAAAAAAACTCGGTCCGACCTACGGCCTGCAGGATCAGATCGACCAGATCAAAAAGATTCAGTCGCAGGTCTTCGGGCCGGGCGGCTCGGGCAATCCGGCTGACGCCGACGCGCTGCTGCGTCAGTTCACCACCGCCACGCTGGGCGGCACGACCATCCAGCAGGCCGCCCAGGACGCCGCGACCGCGCAGCAGAACCAGTTCCAGACGCAGATGACCGGCGTCAATGCGCTGCAGGCGGCGCAGGCCTCGCGCGCCAACCAGTTCGCGAGTACCGCCGGCTCGGCGCTCGGTCAGTTGGCGCAGATGAACCAGTACGCGCCCAAGGGCAGCACGGCCATGGCTGGCGCCTTCCGTTCGTTTATGGACGAGATGGCCGGCCGATTGGCACAGCCCCAGTTTGGTGCGGTCCAGTTGCCGCAGGCACCCGACCTGCCGCAGTTCATGCAGGCCTTCACCATGGGCCACCGCGCCGCGACGGCGACGGCCCAGGCCGCCGGCGGAGGCGGCCAGACACCCACGGTCAACATCAACCTGAACGGTCAGCCGGCGAATGGCTACGCAGCCCCGGTGGGGTCGGCCGGAGGTCCATCCGCAAACTTTCCGGGTGCGCTGAATATGGGCTATGCCACACCTCCCTCAGCCCAGACCCAGCCGGCGACGCAGGCCAACATGCAGGCGAACCAACCGCAGCAGACGCCCCAGCAAGCCTTCACGCAGGGTCTGGCCAACGCACCGAGCGTGCCCGCGTTTGCCCAGAACTATGTCAACCTGCCCAATCCCATGTCGATGATCGGCTTTAACAGTGGTGGCGGCGGCGGCGGAGGAATGTACGGCTAGATGAGCTTCAGCGACGGTCTCGATGTCTTCGCCGGCCAGACCGCCGGCGGATTGCTCGGCTATCAGAACGCGGCGCTGTCGCAGCAGATGCAGCAGTTCATGCTGGCGCTGCAGTTCCAGCAGCAGCAGGCTGCCCAGAGCCAGGCCGCCAATTACGGCACCCAGTTCGGCTTCGCGCCTGGCGGCAACTGGATGCAGTGGGGCGCCGGCGGTCCGAGCCAGCCACCCGCCGGTACGCCCACCCAGCAGCAGCAGTCCGCCGCCCAGGCGCTGCTCGGCAGTCAGTTGCAGAATGCCCTCGCGGCCGCCGGCGTGACCGGTCAGTTCGCCCAGCCGGCGCCCAACCAGTTCGCGCCCGGTACCGTGCTGACCGCGCCCTCGAATCAGCCCGGTCTGGGCAACGCGTACGGCATCGTCAACCAGGACGGCTCGGTGCAGATGGTCACCACCCAGGCGCTCGACCAACTCGCGCGACAGCGCGGCACGACCGCCCAGGCGATGATCAACCAGGCCGCGCCGACCGACTGGAACACGTTGCAGCGTCTGTCGCAGGGGCCGCCTACCGGTCCCGCCCAGCAGACGCAGCAGGCGCAGCAGCAGGCCTACAACCAGGCGCTGCAGGCCGGTCAACTCACGGGCACCTTCACCAATCCGAACATGACGCCCGACGCGCTGCTGCAGCAGGGCATGAACATGGCCGGCAAGTCGTTCAACAGCCTGCCCCCGGATCAGCAGCAGTTCTGGCTGCAGTACAACCAGAACAACCCACAAGCCGCCGCTCAGCAGTGGGCGCGCGCCGAGAACGCCGCGTTGCAGCAAGCCGGTTACCAGAACCCGTCGGCTCAGGGACAGCAGACGCTCGCCTCGATCCTGCAGAACGCGCAACTCTCGGGCATGTACCAGGGCGCGCCGACCGAGGTCGCGCGCGAGTTCAACCAGTCCCAGGCTCAGCAGCTCGAGGAGTTCTACAAGAACCTCGGCTTGCAGCAGGGTCAGCTCGGTCAGCAGTACCTGTCGACGGCGGCCCAGTTGCAGGGTCCGCAGAACACCTTCCAGTTGTCCAACTATCTGCGCGGCGCGGCGTCCAACCCCAACGTGCCGGTGTACCTGCAGTCGCTGCAGAACAATCTCGGTCTGCCCTCCTTCCAGGCCACCGGCGGCGAGCAGCCGACGCCGGCCAGCATGGGCGGTCTGGCGGCCGGCATGGGCGGCGGTCAGGCCGAGGGCGCCGGCGCGGCCGCTGGTACCGGCGGAGCGACCTCCGGCTGGAACTACGCCAACACGCTGGACGCCATCAAAGGCATCGCCTCGCGCGGTGCGCAGGCGCTCGGCCCGGGCAGCCTCGAGCGCCTGTCGCCCGACGAATTGCAGGCCTTCGGCTCGGGCCTGGGCGCGGCCGGCTACAGCCTGCCCTCCTTCATGTCGCAGTACTCCTCGTCTCGCGTCGGCCAGCAGGCGCCGGTGGCGCGCACGAGTCTGTTCTAGACAGGCATGCCCTCCGGGTTCTGGCTGTCGGACGACCAGTACAACCAGAGCGGCGGTCTGCTGTGGGGCCAGCAGCAACTCCAGCAACTGGGTCAGAACGTCCAGCACCAGTGGAACGCGGGCGAGGACTGGGCCCAGCAGCAAATCTCCAACCTGAGCGGACTGAATCCGTTGAATCCGTCGTCGCCGGCTGCCGCAACCTCACCGGCAGGACCAGCACCTGAGTCGTCACCACCTGGCGCACCCCCAGCCGGCCTCCCACCGGAGCAGCGCCCGGCCGCCACGGCTCAGGAGCTCGGTCAGCAGTGGGCCGACCAGCAGATCAGCAGTCTCACGCCGCCACCTCAACCTCAGTCGCAGGGCACGCTCGGCGATGTCAGCCAGGGTGTGCAGTCGGTACTCGGCGCGATTCCCGCCGAGGCGCAGGGGCGCGCGCGCCAGACGCTGGGTCTGCCGCAGACGGCGCCCCAGCAGACCGCCGTGTTGCCGCACGCCTCAGAGCCGGCCACGACTACGGATCAGCTACCCACGAGCGCTCCGAGCGGACCGAGCGGACCGAACATCGCCGCCAACTGGAAGACGCAGTTCGACTTCGGCCAGACCTATACGGGCGATTACCGCACCGGCACACCCCACCGTGGGGTCGACCTGGTGCCCAGCAATGGTAAGGGCATCGGTAGTGAAGTCGATGCGTTCATGCCCGGCACGGTCACCAATGTCTTCCACGATCCTGGCGGAGCGGGTGGACTGGTGGTCTACGTGCAGGACAACGCCGGTTTGACGCACGCCTACATGCACCTGGATTCGGCCAACGTGAAGATCGGCGACCAGGTCCAGCGCGGGACGCCGATTGCGACAATGGGACAGTCGGGTACCGAGGGCTCGCCGCACCTGCACTACGAGGTGCGCAAGAACGCCGCGAGCGGCGATCCCCTCGATCAACTCATTGACCCGCGGCCGTATCTCCAGGGTCAATCTGGACAGGCTCAGGGCACGCTGGCCGCGCTGACCGGCAGTCTGCAAGATCAGGCGCGTCAGGCAGCGCGCAGCGTGGGCATCGACCCCGAGATCTTCGTGCGCCAAATCCAGCAGGAGTCGGGTTTCGAGCCGTTCAACCGCGACGGCTCGCCCAAGAAGAGTCCAGCGGGTGCGATCGGCATCGCGCAGTTCATGCCCGACACGGCGCGCGGCATGGGCATCGACCCGACCAATCCGCAGCAGGCGCTGCAGGCCGCGGCCAGACTGGACGCCCAGAATTTGCAGACCTACGGCGGCGACTGGCACAAAACGCTGGCCGCGTACAACGCGGGCAATGGCGCGGTCGACAAGTACGGGGGCGTGCCACCCTTTGAGGAAACGCAGCGCTACGTGCAGAGCATCTTGCAGGGCATTCCCGTGCCCGCGCCCGGCCAGAGTCCGCATCCCATGCCCGGTCAGCCCGGTGGTCTGGTCACGCCACCCGGCAACTACAACCCGGCACCGGGCTCACTCGGCCCGCCGCTGCTGCAGGTCGCCCAGGGCGGTTTGCAGAACGTGCAGGACCTCGGCGCCGGTCTGCGCCAGACCGCCCAGACCGCGGGCCAGAATGTGGCGCAGACGGCGCAGGACTCGACCAGTGCGCTCGTGCAGCAGGGTCAGAACCTGATCGCCCAGGGCCAGCAACTGCTGAACCAGGCGCAGCAGGTCGGACCCAACGTGCAGCAGGGCGCGCAGAACGTGCTCGGCCAGGGCAACCAACTGCTCAACTATCTGCAGACGCCGCAGTCGGTGACCGACCTGACGCAGCAGGGCCCGATGGCCGGTTTCCGTCAGGGTCTGCAGCAGGTCGGCCAGGGCGCGGCTAACGCGCTCAGCCCGCAGGCACGTCAGGAGCTCGCCCAGAACATCACTCCGTCTTGGTCGCCTGAGACGCCGGTGCTGGGTGGCGCGGCGGCGCTCGGCGCGGGCCTGGTGCGCGGTGCGCTCGAGGCACCGAGCCCACTCGAGGCCATCGACACGGCGAGCCGCATCGGTCAGCAGTACGGCATGGGCCCGCACTACGACGATCAGGGTCGTTTGCGGGTCACACCGGTGGACACGGCGCAGATGACACCGGCGGATGCCCAGGCGTACCAGCAGTCGATGGTGGCCGTGGGCGGCATGGAAGCGCCCGAACTGCCGGGTGCGTCTGCTACCGGACGGCTGTTCGGCGCGGCCGAGCGGCCGGGTGAGACGACCATCTACGGACCGAGTGGCGAGATCCTCAGCACGATCAAGCCGCCGGCGCTACCAACCGGTCTCAATCCAGAAGAGTTCGCGCAGCGCGCGGTCAATATCAACCTGGCCAAGTATCCCGTCGAGGTGCGCGACGCCATCTCGTCGATGGCCGAGGCGCTGCCCGAAACGATGTCCGCCGCGCGCCGCGGCGTGCTCGGCGACCAGACCGTGCGCGACTTGAGCCAGCAGACCGGTCTCGACGTGGGCCAGATCGTCGCCAACTGGCAACCGGGCCAGGCGCACAACGCCGAAACCTTGCTGGCGATGAGCGACGCGCTCGCGGCGCAGGGCGATCGCGTGGTCCAGGCGCAGGAGCTGCTGCGCCAGGATCCGACGAGTCTGGACGCGCGCGCCAACTTCATGGGCGAGCTCTTGCAGCAGGGCGCCATCCAGGAAGCGCTGACGGGCGCCACGGCAGAAGCCGGCCGCGCGCTGCGCGTGCTGCGTCAGCCCGTTGAAGGCTCCGCGTTCGCCGTCCAGCAGATGCAAGCCATGGCGCAGCGCAGCGGCCTGAGCACCGACGAGTTGGTCAATATGCTGGCCAAGATCGACCTGGCCGACCCGCAACAGGTCAGCATGCTGGGTCGTCTGGCTGCGCCGCCGCGCTTGCCGCCCAACGAATTCCTGCCCGAGGGCGCCATGCCCGGGCAGATCGGTCTGTTCGAGGATCAGCCCTTCCAGCGTCTGATGCCGTCCGCGGCGGAGGCCGGGCCCGGAGCCATGCCCGTGTCTGCCGCGGGCGAGCAGCTCGGCCAGTGGGGCACGCGCGTCCAGGCGCAGGAGCGCGCCGCGCAGTTCCAGCGTGACATCGCCAGCCTGAACCAGCAGATCGAGCAGATGGGTCTGCGCGCGCCGAGCGGCGCGGCACCCGTGCCCGAGCCATCCTTCGCGCTGCCGACGATGCAGGCCGAGCCGGGCGTCGAGATGCGCCAACTGCAGATGCCCGGCATCACGCCCTCGGCTGGTGAGCAGTTCGGGCAGATGCAGCAAGCCCTCGAGGAAACCGGTCTGCAGGCCGCGCCGGGCGAGGCGGCACGTGTCGGTGGGCAGGCGCCCGTCGGCGCGCGCGGCTCCGGCGTGTGGCAGGCGACCATGCCGGACGCCGATGCGTTCGGGCGTCCATCGCTGGGCGACGTGTTCAAGCTGTACCACGTCGGCAGCGTCGTCTCGGGTCTGCAGACGGTCGGCAAGGTGGCGATGAACAGCCTCGTCGCGCCACTCTGGAACTTTTTCGGCCACGGCTTCTACGACCTGATGACCTGGCAGCCGTCACGCATCCAGGGCTCGGTGGTTGCCGGCCTGAGCACGCTGCGCGATATCCCGCTCGACTTCGTGCAGGGTTTCCTAGGCGCCTACCGCAATCCGTCCAGCGTCGGGCAGCGTTTTTCACAGGCCGGCTTGCCGCTCCAGAGCGCGATCGCGCGCGTCTTCGAGACGCCCATGGCGGTGCACGCCGGATTACAACAGATCGCCCAGGACATCGTGGCACGCATGGAGCTCGGCCGCATGGCCGGCACGCAGGCCACGCGCGAGGGCCTGAGCGGCTACGACTGGTTCTCGCGCACCCAGGACCTGATGCAGAACCCGCGACCGGGCTGGACGGATACCGCCCAGGGTGTCGGCAAACGCGCCGCGCTGCAGGGACAACTGGGCTGGTTCGGCTCGAGGATGGAGCAGTTCATCAACGCGCTCGGACCTATCGGTCGCACCATCTGGCCGGTGTTCCGCATCGGCATGAACTTCCAGACACAGCGCATCGAGCAGTCGCCCATCGGGCTGGGCGGCACGCTCATCGACGTCATTCGCGGCATGGCCGGCAAGGGTCCGTACGCCACCGAGGGTCGCAACGTCGAGCTCGGCGACATCCTGCCCGCGCTGCGCGGCCTGGGCGCCAACGCCACGCCCGAGCAGCGCGCCGCGTACGCGGCCAATCCGCTGGTGCATCCCAGCGCTGAAGCGGTCAGTCCGCTGCGCGAGCGCTTCACCAACAACCTGCTGGGCACCGGTATCGCCGTCGCGGCGGCGATGAAGGGCATGGACGGCACGATCACTGGCGCCGGGCCCGAGGATCCGACCGAACGCGCGAGCCTGATGGCGCAGGGCTGGCAGCCGTACTCGGTGCGCGTCGGCGACCGCTACTACAGTTACCAGCACCTGCCCGGCGCGTACGCCATGGCGCTCGTCGGCAACTACGCCGACGCGGTCAACTTTCCGTCTCAGCAGGAGCGCACCGAGATTCTGGCCGGACGGGCGCCCTTTGGTGTGGTGCCGGGTACTGCGTCGCGCGTCGACTACGCGGCGGAACGCTACACGAAAAGCATGTTCGAGCTGATGGGCTCGGAGGCCGGGCTGACGCAGCTCGGCGACATGGTGGACGCGTTCTCGCAGGGCGCCGGGCCGGGCATGGAGCGCGCGCTCGGCGGCATGGCTGCCAGTTACCTGCCCATGTCGGGCGCGCTGCGCTCGGTGGCGACGATGACCGATCCGTACCAGCGGCGCGCCGAGTCGCTCAATCCGCTCGAGGTGGTCGGCCAGACCGCGGCGCAGAACATCCCCGGCTTGCGGCAGCTGACGCCCGTCCGTCAGTCGCCACTCGGCGAGGCGCTGCCCAATCCGCAGCAGGGCCTGGGCGGCATCGCGCCACTGCCCACGCGCCAGGTGGCCGGCAATCCGATCCTCGCCGCGCTGGCCAATATCGGTGAGAGTATCGGCGGCCCGCCGAACGCGATCAGCTACGGCGCCGGCACGCAGATCCTGCTCACGCCCGAGGAGCAGCGCGCGTACACCTCGGCCAAAGGCGACCTGGTGCAGCAGGTCATCGGCCCGATGGTCGCCTCCGGCCAGTGGCAGCAGATGGACCCCAACACCCAGCGCAGCGTGTGGCAGAGCATCGAGCCGGCGGCGCAGCAGTACGCGCGCGGCATGCTGTTGGCGCAGATGGATCCCAACCAGGCGGTCGCGCGCGCCCAGTGGGCGCCGGGCGCGTACCAGTCGCCAGTGGTCGGCTACGAGCCGACCTCGCTCACCCAGGCGTACCTCGGTCAGCAGGCGCTGCAGCAGCGCCAGCAGCAGCACGCCGCGTTCCTGGCGGCCATGAATCAGCGCAGTCCACTATTGCAGACACACATACCGGCGATGGCCGGTGGTGGCGTGGTGACGAAGCCGACGCTGGCATTGATCGGCGAGCAGGGGCCTGAAGCGGTCGTGCCGCTGGGTCCGTCATCGCCGATGACAGGGTTGGCCGATTATCAGTACCAGCAGCCCAACTACTTCAGCGGTACGCCAGATCAGAGTTACACCCCACCTAAGCCTGGCGACATTCAGAACTACATCGACCAGGCCGCGCGCGTACGCGGCATTGACCCCGAGGTGGCCATGAGTGTGGCCTACTTCGAGGGTGGTCGTGATCCACGCAATCCGAACGCTGAGCCATTCACCGATCCGGCCGTGCGTGGCACGTTCAGTACGGGGTCGTCATGGTGGCCGTTCCAGTTGCATTACGGCGGGCCGGGCTATCAGCAGTACGGCACGGTCAGCGGCATGGGCAATGAGTTCACCCAGGCCACGGGCTATCAGCCGGGTGATCCGGCGGCCTGGAAGGCGAGTGTCGATTTTGCGCTCGACAAGGCTCTCGAACGCGGCTGGTACCCGGGCTGGTATGGCTCGCGACCGGCGCATGTCAGCCAGTGGCAAGGCATCCCCGGTCATCAGGCGGCTGCCTGAGTTTGACGTAATGTGACCTCAGGGTCACAATGACGCGGATGGCAGAGCAGCCTGCTGCGTCTGAAGACACACCTGCTGTCGCGCCCGCGGACACGGTCCAGACCATCGAGCTCGGGCCGCACGCCGACATCTATCCAGAGTCGGTGCGCAGTCCCGAGCCAGTACCCGCCGCGGACGACGACAGCACGGACGACGAAGACGCAGCAGCCACACCCTCTCCTGAAGCCGACGCCGGCACTTTATCCACTCAGGCGGCTCAGCCCGAACCTGAGCCGGAAAAAAAATCCCGGCGGCAGCGGGGTGAAGAGGCCTATCAGCGCGGTCTGTCAGAAGGTCGAGCCGCGGCTCAGCGCGAGGCAACCGAACGCGCGCACCAGGACATGGTCCAGCGGGCGCAGCGCGAGGCCAACGAGCGTATCGAAGGTTTGTTCAAACAACTGCAGGCACCCACGTTCCAGCAGCGCGAGGACGCCGGCCGTCAACTGGCCGACATCCACACCCAGACGCTGCAGGGCAATCAGGCGCTCGACATCGCGCGTCAGCAGGTGCACGCCCAGATGGCCGCCGACTTTGCGACGGTCAAGGAGCTGGACGGCGCCACCGACGACGACATGCGCGACCTGATGGGCGCGGCCTCGATGAGCGATTTCGCCCGCAAGGTGCACGCCATCGGACGTCGCGGTCTCGAGGCCAGGATTACCAAACTCGAGGCGGAACTGCAGGCCGCGCGCGCTCACGCGGTGGGCGCACGCGCGACACCCGAGGCGGCCAATGGCGCCGGGCGTATCGGCCAGGTAGTCATGCACGACCTTCAGAACATGCCCCTCAAAGACGTTCGCAAAATCGAGGGGACGCCCGAATACGACCGCATGGTCCAGCAGTACCTGCAGGATCGCGCGGCCGGCCGTATCTGATCGCTTCTTACCTTTAACAGAAAAGGGTCGCTGCCTTGGCCAACGTCACCGTTACGACCGCCGCTGCACACATCGACGAGGTGTGGAGCCCCGAACTGAATCGCGCGGTGCAATACGACATCGTTATCTCCGCGCTGTTCGACGACAAATCCGCGCTCGTTGCCGAACACGGCGACACCATCCACCTGCCCTCGCGCCATAACCTGACGGCCGCCGCGAAGGCGCCCAGCACCGCGCTCACGCCGCAGGCCATCACCGAGCCGGACCAGACCTTTACTGTGCCGATGACCAACGGCCATCGCGCGATCGCCCAGCAGATCGAAGATATCGCCGAAATCCAGAGTCGCTACGACATCCGTTCAGAGACGACGCTAGCCGGTGCCTACGCGCTCGCGCGCCAGATGGATGTCGATGCCGCGAGCCTGTTCGCCGGGCTGACCAACACGGTCGGCGTGGCCGGCTCCGAGCTCGCCGACGACAACCTGCTGGCCGGGCGCACCGTGCTGCGCAACTCGGCCGCGCCGCGGCCGTGGTTCATCGTCGTTTCGCCCGCCACCTACTCCGGTTTTCTCAAGTTAGAGAAATTCACCAACCAGCTGTACGTCGGCCAGGACACGGCTACGACCGCCGTCGAGGAAGCCAAGATCGGACGCATCTACGGCGCCGACGTGTACGAGTCGCAACTCTTGTCGGGCACCGCGCCCAACTCGGTCGGCGCGTACTGGTCGCGCACGCACTTCTTCAAGGCCATCCAGCGCATGCCGACGACGCACACCTGGTACAGCCCGTTGGATCTGAGCTGGATTGTCAGCATGGACTGCATCTACGGCATGTACGAGCGTCTGGAAGCCGTCGAGGCGGCGGCCGGCACGACCAACTCCAGTTTGTGGGGCGTCGGGCTGAACGCCATCAAGTGAGCTTTCTCAAACTCAAACTCAAACTCCCATGATGGACACTTTTTCGGGCCAGAGCTACGCACCGTTCACCACCACGGGCGTGGCCATCAAGGCGCGCGGTGGCCGCATCGCCAAACTGGTGGTCACCAGCGCGGTCACCGGCAGCATCACCATCTACGACAATCCGACCGCCGCGTCGGGCACGGTGCTGTACACCGCGACGACGCCACCGTTGGGTATTACCGTGCTCGACATTCCGGCACGTTCGGGCATCTATCTGGTGCCCGGTTCGGCCGGGGGTGGGATCCTCGTCTATTCGTGAGCGGCATCATCGTGCGACCTGACCGCGAGCAGCAGGCGTACACTGTCCACTTTCACGTGCGCACCTCGGCCCGTCCGCACTCCGACGAATTGCAGAGAAAACTGGAGTGGTCGCTGGGACGCATGATCGGACGCCTCGCGCGTCAGGGCTGGACGTTTGTCCGACTCGACGAGCGTCCGCCGCGCGGACCGATGCCGGTGGTGCCCGTCAAAGGGTTCGGCACACGTCCCGCGACCGGTGCGAAGACGCCGCGACACAAGGACGACAGTCTGTGGCGGGTCAGCTCGTTACCCACGTTCGGACCGAAGGCCGCGCACCTGATGACGGACGAGGTCGACTGGGAATACGCGGCCATCTTTTCCAGACGCACGATTGCCACCGAATACGTGACTGAAGACGAAGGAGCACCACCAGCATGGCGGACGCGCTGACAACCGACGCGGCCAACGTGGTCGTCGCCGACCAGGGCATGATGTACTGGCGCGCGCCCGACGGTCGGATTTTCGCCGCCACGCAGGACGAACGCGACTACGCGCGCAAGATCCGCCGTGGCTACACTCCGCTCGAGAAATACGGTTTCTATTCTTCGAGTGCGTACTACATGGATCATCCACACGAGCCGCTGTTCCAGGCCGGTGGCGCGGTCGAGATGAAGGTGGAGGATCTGCTAGCGCTCGGCTACGCGCAGCGTCCGCCGCTGGTGCCGGTGTGCGGTCAGCACGTGGGCACCAGCAAGGATCACCTGCAGCATCGGTCAGCGTGCTGGAGTGGCGCCCGACCGGTGCATTTTCCGCAACTCGATGGAATGAACATTCCAGAATTACTAGAGTGCGAATACTGTGGCAGAGATGATCTGGCGACCAATGCGGCGTTGAAACAACACCAGGAGGTGATGCACACCGAACGGCGTCAGGAAGAGGGTTTATCCCAGGCGATTATCGAAGGTTTGCAGCAGGGTGGCGCGCTGAGCGGCGGCGGCTCCGCGGAAGCGATCGCCGCGGCCGTGACGGCCACGCTGCAGGCGCTCGGCATGATCGGATCAAAGTCCGCACCGGCTCCAGCACCGGATCCGGCACAAGATCCACCATCAGCCAGTCCGAAAACTTCACGTCCATACCGGAGACGCCGCACGGCTTTCCCCGCGCTCGGCGATCTCGACGTCGATGACTTCAAGGAGGCTTTCCCCACCCATGGCACGACGCTCAATCTGGCCACCGGTCGGCTCGGTCCACATCGACCTGAGTCCGTCGAACCTCTGGACGAGGAATAACTTCTGATGCCCGGCACACGCGCGCAAGGCAAGAGCATTGCCGACGTCCTGGTGGGCGGCAGCACGGCGGCCGTCACCGCCGCGCAGAATCTGCTGTTCGCACCCGCGTTCATCGCACCATTCAACGGACGCGTGCAGGCGGTCAAGGTCTACGCCAATACGGCCGGCACCGGCGCCGGCAACACGGTGGTGGACGTGCTCGTCAACGGCACCAGCATCTGGTCGGTGACTGCCGCCAAGCCGACACTGCTGGCGACCGCGACCGGCGAGTTCGCGAATGCGATTGGTGATCGCGGTAGCTTTCGGGCAGGCGACCGCGTGACGGTCACGGTGGCCAGCATCTCGTCCACCGGTCACGCGGCAGTATCGGTGTCGGTCGCGCTCGGCGGAGCCTGAGTTTTCTCCATGCCCAGTCTGGGCCAATATCGTCGGCGTCTGGCCGAGACGGCCGGCTTCTTCACGCCGTACACGACGACCGCCGGCGCCTCGAGCGCCGACCAGGTCGTCATCGGCGACCTGATCTCGGCTGGCGCGCTGGAGACCAGTTTTCTGGCCAACACGTGGATCTATCAGCCCACTGGTCCCAACGCCGGCCAGGCGCGGCGCGTGCAGTACAACGGCCTGGATCCGATAAGCGGCACGGTGCATCTCGATCGCGCCTTCCCACAACTGACGCCGATCGCCACGACGCTCGAGATCTACGGTCGGCTGCCGCCGGTGTCGATGGAAGGCCGCCTGGGGCTGAACGCCATCGTCAATCGCGTGCTGGACGAGTGCTGGACGCTCAAGCCCATCGACATCGCCGCTACGCGCGACAGCCAGAAGACCTTCGACATCAGCCCGAGTACGGGCAGTGGCTTCGCGTGGCTGGACGCCGAGGACCAGATCGTCGACGTCTACTCGCGCGCCTCGACGACGATCAGCACGCCGGACAGTGTCGACCAGTTGATGGCCACCTGGCGCTGGCTGAGTCACGCCGACGCGCCGCAGATCGAGGTCGGTCGCGCGCTGAACACGGGCGATCTGCTGCGCATCTACGCCATCGTGCCGATGTCGTGGTGGATCAAGCCCACGCCACCGGGCACGATGTGGAGCATGCCGCTGACGTACCGCGGTCTGGTGGCCGAGGACGACGAGGCGCTGATCGACCTGAACGGCATGGAGATCGTCGGCAAGACGTACATCTACGACGAGCTCTCCAAGTGGGGGCTGCCCGACGATCAGGCTACCTTCCGTCAGCTCGCCTCGCGCGCGCGCGCGGGCGCCAATCAGTGGAAGCGCCTGAGCCTCGAGCGACCCGTGCGCCGCACGCTGCACTGGCCCAAGTCGCTGTCGGTGCCGAGTCGCTGGGGCTACACCTACGGCGCTGACTGGGGCATGGTCACCCGCGGGTAATGCACCCGTCAGCGCTGCGCGAGTCCATCACCCTGAACGGGATGGACCTGACCCTGTACCGCTTCAGCTCGGCGGGGCGGGGTGGGCAGTCCGTCGATCAGGAGACCAACGTCGTGCAGGTCAGCGGCGAGCAGCTCGATGTCTCCGAAGAGCCGCTGGTGATGGACACCTTCCATCTGGGCTTCGGTTACTCATGGCGTCTGCTGCCGGGCACGTACGCCTACGCCGAAAACGCCGACTGCCGCTTTCCCAGACTGGTGCTGCCCGGGCCGCTGATGACCGAGGTCACGCTCACCGGGGCTGATGGTCCGCCGCGCTGCGGCCAGGGCTACGCTGGCAATTTCTACGTCGGAGCGGGTCGCTTCATCTATCGCATCCCATCGGGCACCGGTACGCCGGTGCAGGATCGCGATCTGGGCGCCGGTCAGGTGGCCTGGTCGATGGACACCTTCCTCGGCAACCTGTATGTGGGCACCTCCACCGGTCAGACGAGCGCCTCGGCGCCGGGTCCGCTGCAGCGCAACGCCACGGGCACGTGGACCGGTGGCGGACCAAACAGAAAAGCGATCGCGCACGCCTGGTACCAGGCCTCGGCGGCCGGTAGCTTCGGTGCCTGGCAGTTGATTGGCTCCGACACGCTGACGAGCGTGGCCAACGTGGCCGCCGATCCGATGGTCGCCGGCAACTGGGGCGCCAGCATCAGTGTGGGCGACACGACGTACACCATCAACAGTCTGGTGTCGGATCAGGGCCACGTGTACGTGGCCAAGACCAACGGTCTGCACGACGTGGACGGTACCACCGGCTTCACGCCCAACTTGATGCCGTTTTACGAAACGGCCATTGACGACGACAACGGCATCAGCTCGATCTGCGCCAACGGCAGCGTGTACGTCAACGATCTGGCCGGCCTGTTCAGGCTGGACGTGTCGGGCGGCTCGACGAGCGGCCGCATCATGACCGTCACGCCCGGCCACGGTCTGCCCAACGAGACGCCCATCCGCGGTCGCATTCTGGCGATGACCTCGTACGGACCGTGGATCATCGCCGCGGTGTGGAACGGCGTCGACTCGTACGTGATGTGGGGTCGCGACATCCGTCAGGGCGATTCGGGCTCTTCGCCATATTCTGCGTCGGTCGGTCCGGCCGCGGTCGGACCGTCGCCGATGCTGTGGCACGGCGGCCTGATCGTGCTGCCTGGCGAGCAGGTGCGGCTGCTGTCGATCAGTGGACTGACGAGTCCGCCGCGTTTGTGGGTGGGCAGCTGGCGGACCGGTAACAGCACCGCGCACCTGCGCTGGTGCGTCATTCCGCGTACGGAAAATCCGATGCAGGACATCGAGATGACGTTTGCGACCGCCTGGGAGGTGCACATCCCTGGTCAGGACTGGCAGCACCCGGTGACCACCAAGGATCTGCTGCAGATCGATGTGCAGGCTGACGGGCTGGGCGGCGCATCGGTGATCGATTTTCAGGTCTCGGCGGATGGCGGCACGCTGCAGGATTACGGCACGGCCGACGTGTCGCCCCAGGCGAGCGTGGTGGGAGCTGATGATTTCTTTGGGCGGCGCATTGCGGTGTGCATGGACGGCACTAACCCGTCGTACGCGCCGATCGCGGTGCGAGCGTTGATGCTGCGCGCCCAGGTGCGGCCGGCACTGCGGCGTGTGCGGACCTACGAGGTGCTGCTCGGCGAGGGCAACGTGGATCGCTTCGGCGGGCGGGACATCAGTCGGCCGCTGAATGATTACTGGAAGCTCGAGCCGTTGCAGTGGAGCGGCCGCGTGAAATTGCGTGACGAGTTCGGCGAGGGCTACGACGTGCTGGTGTTGCCGCCCGTTCAGCGGCGCGTGGTGTACCTGCGCGGCGAAAGCGGCAAGGGCACGGCCGAGCCGGTCATCGTCGCCACGCTCCAGTTGAAACTGCTGCAGGCTGACCCGCCGGTGTCGGTGACCTGGCCGCCGGTGCGGTGGGACGATACGACCGCGAAGTACGACACTGACGATCACTGGAGTGCACCCTGATGCCCTTTACGCGTGTCAATCCTGGCGACCTGATCCAGGCCCAGAACCTGAACCAGGTCCTCGGCTCACTCAACGGCACGGCCGGCCAGGGCGTGCCGATCACGCAGACATCGGTCAACGACGCGAGCAACTACGCGCTGAGCGTGCAGAACCTCGAGGCGACCAACTCGCGCGCCATCAACATCGTCAAGAGCGACGGCACGCTACTGATCCGCGGCGACGCGACGGGCGTGTCGCTGGGCTCGCCACTGAACCTGACCGCCGGCAGCATCGGCACGGCACCGATTGCGGACGGGGCGATCACCAACGCCAAGCTCGGTCCGGACGTGGCGCGTGCCAATTTACTTTCTAACGGGGGCTTCGAGATCTGGCAGCGCGGCAACGGCCCGTTCACGGCAAACGTGGCGTATTCGGCCGACCGTTGGTTGGTGAATCTGGGCGGCACTTCGACCTACAGCATCACCAGAGACACCACCAACGTCGATGCCAATAGTGGCGCGGCGCTGGCTATGACCTATACCCACAACGCCGCGACCGACCTCCAGCAAAAGTTGGAGGATCTGGCGCAACTCAAGGGGCGCACACTGTCATTCAGCGTGCGCGTGCGCACGTCGACCGCGAATGCGGTGCAGGCCGGCATCTGGGACTCGGTGAATAGCTACCGCCTGAGCAGTTTTCACACGGGCGACGGCACATATCAGACGCTCAGCGTCACTGCACCGGTTGCCGCGGCGACCTCACAGGTAATCGTCGCGTTACGGTTGTTCGCTTCCTGCACGCTATACGTGGACAACGCCTCACTCGTGGTCGGCTCGCAGGCGGCCAACTACGTGCCGCTGCACCCGGCCGACGATCTGGCGAGGTGCTTGAGATACTACGAAGTGATCCCGGCAGTGAGCGAGGGCGGCTATCTGGCGGTGCTGCAATGCTTCGCCGCCACGGGTGCTAATGGTGTGGTCAGGCTCAAAACTACGAAGGCTGTCAACCCAACAGTCACGATCACCAGTGTTGGCTCCTTTCAGTGTCAGCTGGCTGGAGGCGGAAATGCGGCTTGCACCGCGCTCACGACGGGAGTGTCGAACCCCAACAGTGTGACTCTGACAGCCACCGTGGGATCTGGCCTGGTGGCCGGCAATGCGACGTTGATGAACCTGTCGACCGGTGCAGGCTACATAACGGTTGAGGCAAACCCGTGAGCATTTACGTCAGCGACTTCACTTCGGCCACCGAGTGGCAAGTTCTGCACGATGAACTCGGGCACGGCGGCACCGTCGATCCAGCCACCGTCAAGCACGTCCAGAACCCGGACGGCACCGAGAACCACAACTTCCTCGTCATCCAGTGCCCGGTGTGCGAGAGCGTCAGCACCCACCCGGTGGGCGGCGGCGCGCAGCCAGTGAGCGTGCAGCAGATGTTCGTCAACCACGTCGCGGCGAACGGCTGTCCGTGCGGCCAGGTGGCGGCGAGCGACCCGGACAATCTGGGCGAATCACACGTCAGGCTACAGGTCAATCGCATGGACGGACCGGGGAGGTGGCAGCTCGTATGACTGAAACAGCGTTCCAGTTCAAAGTGGTGTACGTCGATCCCGGCGACGGGCTGATCGTCGGCATGGAACCCTCCGGCGGTGCGGTTGGCAACGCCCACAAGGTGGCCGTGCTGTTCGACCCGGCCGAGTACGACAAGCTCATCAACACCGACCCGGCCTACCTGAGCTCGGACAATACCCATATCCTGGCGGCGCCCGACCATAGCTGATGGCTGACCCGAAGGCGATCCAACTCCTCGAGGGCATCTACGCGCGTGTCGACAAGCAGGTGCGCGAGATCGTCCAATCGATGTTGCCGAGCGTGACGGTCGCCGCCCAGGACGATGGCAGCGTCATCGCCAACGATCATCGCATCCTGAATTTCCAGGGTCCAGGCGTCACGGTCAGCGACGATCCAGGTAGGCGCCGCGTCAACATTTTCGTGCCTGGCTCGCCGGTTGACAGCACGGCGACCACGGTCGTCACGAATACTGGTGTCGGCGTGCGTGGGCTCGATCTCCAATCGGGTGGCAGTAACGCCAGTCCGCCAATTGATGGCGGTGGTCGTCAATGGTGGCACCCGAGCTACGTCGAGACCAACGCGAGCAATGGCAATACCTGGGGTAATGTCGTGATCTCGCCTTTCGATCCGACGCAGCTCCATCCGATTCCTGGGTCACGTATCGTTGAGGCCAAGAGTAATCCGGGCGCGCTGGCCCGCGAGTTGATTCGGCATCCGTTCAGTCTGCCGAGTGGCACGATCAGCACTGCGCAATTCCAGATCGCCTCCGGGCCACCGCCCGGCAGTGGCGACGTCTATCTCAACGGCACCGTTATCGGCCGGGGCGGCACGACGCCGGGCTCGAGCTGGGACACGGCGCATCCTACCGCTCCGTACCTGAGTTACAGCATCAGCCCAAGTCTGTTGCTTCCCGGCGCAACGAACACGCTCGCTACGGACATCGTTGGTGACGCTGATCTGAATTGCGAATGCACGTATGTGCTCAGCGTGAACTATGGTACCGCGGGTGCCGACAGTCGCTACCAGTTGCTTTCAGAAAAGAATGCAGCGAATGGATATGCGGGTCTCGATGCGGGAACGCGTGTGCCAACGGCACGGCTCGGCTCGGGAACGGCTGACAACACCACGTATCTGCGCGGCGATCAGACCTGGGCAACGCCCGCAGGTGGTGGCGGTGGATCACTGACCTTTCTGACGACCGCTCTCTCGGCAGACTTCACGTTGACGAGTGTCTCGACCTATTACGACATCTTGACGCTCAGTCTGACCTCGGGTACCTGGTGGGTGGAGGGGATCTTCAACGCGCAAAATCAAAATAGTTCGGCGACGGACTTCGTCGGCAAAGTGTGGGACGGCACGACTGCGAGCGGCTCAGCGCAAAGCACCATGCCTGGTGGTGTCGGGTTCGTCGAACAGATCCCGGTGGTAGGTGTCGTCACACTTGGCAGTACGACGACCTATCGGCTGGCAGTCGCCGCAGGCCGCGCCTCCCAAAAAGTCATGGCCGCGACTACCAACTTTGGAAGTGGCAATCATGCGACACGCCTGTCGGCACTGAAAGTGAGTTAGACAATCCTATGACGGACGTTGGTCAGTATTCGGACGATCAGACTGCCCAAATCAATCAGTTGCAAACGCAGCAAATGCTCTTCACCCAGGCCCTCAAGGCTGCCGTGGAGGGTCGCTGGCTCGGCGCCGACAGCGTCGAGGCCTACCTGTATGCACTCGATCCCAACATGCAGGGCACGCTCACCCCTGACCCGCCGGTGCTCGATTCGGAGTACGAGGAGGCCCAAGATGACCCAAAAGCGTGACCTGGGACCCGAACTGGTTCATGCCACTCCAGGCTTATTCCTGGACCTGTTCGGTATGCT